GACATCGGATACTCTACAGTTACTAAAAAGATCGAAGACTTCAAAGTCGGTCGTGGTAAGTGGAATCTTGAAGTCACACAAAAAGCAGTTGATAATATCGAACGCTCCTATAGTGCACCTGCTGTAATGCCTGTTGTAGAAGAAAATTTAGTTCCAGAGATTGACAGTTCATTTGTCAAGTTTGGAAACTTTGCTGATATCAAGAATATCATCAAGTCTAAATTATTCTATCCAACATTCATCACTGGTCTATCTGGTAACGGTAAGACCTTTGGTGTAGAACAAGCATGTGCTCAACTTAAGAGAGAGATTATTCGTGTAAACATTACTATTGAAACTGATGAAGATGATCTTATTGGCGGCTTCCGTCTTGTTAATGGTGCAACCGTCTGGCACGATGGCCCAGTCATACAGGCTCTTAACAGAGGAGCAATCTTGCTCCTTGACGAGATCGACCTTGCATCCAACAAGATCCTCTGCCTTCAATCAATCCTTGAAGGAAATGGTGTATTCCTTAAAAAGATTGGCCGATTTGTTAGACCCGCCAGAGGATTCAACATATTCGCCACCGCAAATACTAAAGGTAAAGGTTCAGACGACGGACGATTTATTGGAACTAACGTGCTCAACGAAGCCTTCCTCGAAAGATTCCCAGTTACCTTCGAACAATCCTACCCCGCAGTAAAGTCAGAAGAAAAGATTCTTCATAATGTTGCTGCAACCCTTGGTGTAGATGATACAGATTTCTTTAAGAGACTTGTAGATTGGGCAGACATCATCCGTAAAACATTTTATGATGGTGGTGTTGAAGAGGTTATTAGCACACGTCGTCTAGTACATATCGTTCGTGCATATGCTATCTTTGGTAAGAAAGAGAAAGCAATCGAGGTATGTGTAAATAGATTTGATGATGAAACAAAGCAATCTTTCTTAGAGTTGTATGATAAGGTAGATGCTAATGTTGATTTCAATGCAGAAGAAACTGTAGATGAAACACAGAATTGATCCTAACACCTATATGCGATCTAACTGGAACAATCCTGCTCCAGTTAAGTATCGTAGGGGTAATCTAGAGAACCGAATTTGTATGACGGTACTATGGGTTTATCTGATCATTTATTTCTCTATGTTCTTTCGTGGTCTAATTTTATTTTTAAGCAGATGAATCTTTGGAAAAATTATAAAGATGCTCTATTCGATACCTTTCCAGATATGGTTAGGAACTACGAATGGGCTAATTGGGAAGGCAAAAAAACTAAACTAGTTGCTAACCTATACACACATCCATACTTTATTAAATCAAGGGAGGTAGAAATCTGGAGTGAAGTATCTTGTATCTACAACAACATCATCTATCCTAAGACAGGCAGTAACCTTCCATGTTTTGGTATGGATCTTATGGGATTTACTGATAAGAAAGTCATTATTGTCTTTGACTTCCAACATCCTGTAGATAACTATCTTTTCTCTGTAGAGGATTTACCTGTATATGAAGGAGAGTATAGGTTCTTTGAGATTGGTAATCATTTTTCAAAGAACATATACATTGCTAAGTGTACCATGTCTGAAGTAGATGAACATGTAGATATGTTCAAAAAATACTTGACTAAGTACAAAGATATGGTAGAATTAGAGAAACCCAGTGGCTATGAGAGTAGTAGTTACAAAGACTTTGATACCTACATGACTAAACTTGATCCTGTATCAGGATTTTTGAAAGGTCAATTCGGTGCTGATAAATCAGAAAGTCTTGTAAAAAATTTCTTGTTTTGTTATGGTTAACGCATGGAGCCTAGCGGCCTCAATTCTAAGTGGAACATTTGATAAGGATTATCCCATGAAAAAAGATAAAGACAAAGAACTAGACGATAGTGGTATTACTATTGAAAATATAGATGGAGTAAAATCAGTTTATGTTGGATCAGGAAATACTGCAGATCCACAATTTAATGATGGACTTGATTATGAAGACATGTACATAGGTATGGAATCAGCTGGTTCTATAGATCTAGCTGATGTTGATGATCAGTATGCTCATCATTTCTCATTCCCATCTTATGCAGACATGACTCCAGACGAAGCAAATCTGCATATAAATGCAAACTCAGCATACAATGACGGTTGGACACAACAAGCATACAAAGACATGATTATGGAAAAAAGAGAAACTAAAAGAAATCATCAGTATAAGTATCATGAAACAGAAATCATGGACGATATTGAGGAATATGTTTCTAGTACTTACAATGGACATTATACTGGAAAAGAACATGAGTTCCGCAATGTTCAAACAATAGACTTGATGGCTGCAAGAGATATAGCATCAGAATTCTGTCAAGCAAACGTACTAAAGTATGGTAGTAGGTATGGAAGTAAAGACGGAAAGAATAAAAAAGACTTGTTAAAAGTCATACATTATGCTATGCTATTACTACACTTTGACGGACACTATGGTAAACCATCTTCTAGTGATGGATCATTTGATCAAATGCCTTAATTATGAAACTATCTGATAACACTCTAACTATTCTTAAAAATTTCGCAGGAATTAATAATTCAATCCTTGTAAAGCAAGGAGATAAACTTCGTACTATTTCTGTTGCAAAAAACATTCTTGCAGAAGCAGTTGTGGATGAACAGTTTCCACGTGACTTTGCAGTTTATGATCTGAATCAATTCCTAAATGGATTAAGTCTTCATCAAGATCCTGAGATGGACTTTAAAGAAGATTCTTATTTAACTATTCGTGAAGGAAAGAGAAAAGTTAAATACTTCTACGCAGATCCTAATGTAATTATTTCTCCACCTGATAAAGCAATTGAACTTCCTTCTGATGATGTTCAATTCAAGTTGGATACTAGTTCATTAGAAAAGTTATTGAAAGCAGCTGCCGTTTATCAACTTCCTGATTTTTGTGTTGTTGGTGAAGCAGGTGTTGTTAAACTTGTGGTGCGTGATAAGAAGAATGATACGTCAAATAGTTATTCTGTTGATGTTGGTGAAACTGAAAAGGTATTCACATTCAACTTTAAGGTAGAGAATATTAAAATTATTCCAGGCCCATATGATGTAGCAGTTTCTTCTAAATTATTATCCAAGTTTCAAAACACTCAACACGATTTAACTTACTTTATTGCTTTAGAACCTGATTCAACATTCGGATAAATGGCCAAACAAAAAACAGCAAAAGAAGAACTTAGAGAAATTTATTCCTTTGACGATTTTAAAAGTATTTTTTTAAACAGTTATAAGGATAGTGGTTGCGATCAACATAACGCAATGACTAACCAAACTACTAATGTTCCATTTTATAATAAACATGAGGATGAGATTTTAGATTATTTTGAAGATGAACATAAAGGCAACGAACCTGTTATCGAACAAATAATGAGGATTGCTTCTCATGATATAATCATGGTAAAATCAATTGCTGTTCAATATTTTATTGAAATGTTTGCATGTGAAGTTGTAGGTATTCCATACAGTGGTGAAATGGATCAGAGACAACAGAGAAAAAAACTTAGAGAATTAGGAGTCTTTGATTATAAAGGGGGTATGATGACCCCACAACCTCCTGACTTTAAACGTAAAAAAGGTTCGGCACATAATACAACATGGACAGAAACGAACATCCTACCATCTAACGATTAATGAGTGACTTTATATGGGTTGAAAAATACAGACCCACTACAATTGACGAATGTATTCTACCAGACAATATAAAAAAGACATTTAAGGAGTTTCTAAATAAAGGAGAAATACCTAATATGTTACTTGCTGGCCCACCAGGTATTGGTAAGACCACGGTAGCAAAGGCCCTATGTAACGAATTGGGAGTAGACTTTTATGTCATCAACGGATCCGATGAGGGAAGATTCCTCGACACAGTACGAAACAACGCAAAAAACTTTGCATCTACTGTATCGTTGTCATCGGAAGCGAAGCACAAGGTCATCATCATTGATGAAGCAGATAACACAGGGAACGACGTACAACTTCTCCTCAGAGCCTTTATCGAAGAGTTTGCAGGAAATTGTAGATTCATCTTCACTTGCAACTACAAAAACAAAATCCTCGAACCCCTCCACTCAAGATGTGCGGTGGTTGACTTTAGTATTAGAGGGAAAGAAAAGCAGCAAATCGCAGCTGCTTTCTTCCAAAGACTTAACTATGTCTTGGACAAAGAAAGGATTGAAGCTGATAAGAAAGTACTAGCAGAATTAATAAACAAACATTTTCCAGATTGGAGAAGAGTCCTAAATGAATGTCAAAGATATTCAGTTGGTGGTAAGATAGATAGTGGTATATTAGCTGCTTTTTCAGATGTCGCTGTCGATGATCTCATCAAAAATCTTAAAGACAAAAACTTTCCAGAAGTACGTAAGTGGGTCAGCAACAATATGGACAATGATACTTCTGTACTATTTCGTCGCATTTACGATAGTCTTTATAAATCCTTGGTTGCTAATACCATCCCTGCTGCTGTTCTTGTTATTGCTAAGTATCAGTACCAAATGGCTTTTGTTGCCGACCAAGAAATAAACATGCTTGCATGTCTAACAGAGATCATGGTTGAATGTGAATTCAAATGATTGATAATTTCATACATGTAAATGAAAATTGTATGACTCTTGAACAATGTCAAGAAATAATTAATTTTTACGAGGACAATCCTAAGTTGCATCGTAAAGGTGAAGTATTAAAGGAGGAAGGTTTTACTATTGATTATGATAAAGTAAAACGATGTACAGAAATGTACATATCTGCTGATGCTTTGGGTAAACCTAATGTTTTTGAAAATCTAACAGAAGTTCTTGCATCAACAATAGAACAATACAAAAACAAGTATCCTTTTTTACATGAGTTAGCTAGATGGGATATATCTCATTCATTTAACATACAAAAATATTTACCAAACGAAGCATATTTTTTATTACATACTGAAAACATGGGTCAAACTAATGGTTTTTCTGAAAGGAGATTGATAGCATGGATGCTTTATCTTAATGATGTTACAGATGGTGGTGAGACAGAATTTCCAACACAGGAAATCAAATTCAAACCAAAAGCAGGAAGTATGTTAATATGGCCAGCATATTGGACTCACCCACATCGTGGGTTACCATCTCTAACTGAGATTAAATATATTGTAACTGGTTGGTTTAGTTTTATAAAATCATGAGAGAACCTTATACAAACGGAGACTTATCTGTAGTTGTTCCTATGGAAGATATGAAAGTTATCTTACTACAATTATGGAAGAGTAGAAAAAGTGAAAAGAAGATAGGAGAGTTGTATGAGAAGTACACCAAACTAATTACTTTTGAATCATGATAGGCGGTAGAATAATAAAACTCTTTAATCCAAGAGGAGTTAAATATAACAACTTTAAGAAAAAAGTTTTAGCATGTAATTTTAAATGGGAATATCTTAATGATACTCTTGATTTTGGTGAGGATGAAGAGGTAGCTGATACTATTCAATGTTTAACCCCAGAACAAAAGAAAGAGAAAAATTGGGGTAAGTTTCCAATGTATAATAATTGCATCTTACAAAGGGCTGAGGCACCTATAGCAGCAATTGGAACACCTTTATATTTTCCAACACTACCAGAAGCAAACTATGCTTCTCAACAACTTGCTATGGAAGCAAGTATGATTGTTCAAGATATTCTTAAGGCTAATCGTATTAAACTTAATATGATTTTTAGGATGCATCTAAATGCTGTTGATCCACAACCAGATGGAGTGAGAACTGGTTGGCCACATACTGATCATGAGTATCCTCATTATAATCTTTTATTATATCTTACTGATGCAGGTGGAGATACTTTTATTATGCAAGATGATTATAAGTATGATAATTATACTCCTAATGAAGATGATTGTGTAATATTTGAAGGTGTTCATTTTCATGAAACACCAAAAGAAAAACGTAGAGTAGTATTTGTTTGTACCTATGCTTAAAAAAATTTATAATCCAATATCATCAGAATATTTAGATTTTAAAAAGTATTGTAAAAGCGAACAGATTACTTGGAATTGGTCTGAACGTCATTGTGAGATGGGTGAATACAATCCACCTGATTGGGATGAGAATTGTTTTAATTTTGGTTTTTATGGCCATGTATTTCTTCTACCACCTAATGAGAGATTTTTATATTCGGTACCTATATCTGAAAAAACAATGGAGGCACATGATGTAGTAAGAGGAATATTAGAATTTAACAAGATAAAAGTTGATAGAATTTATAGAATAGCTGTTAATATTTCTATGCCTATTGATGGTGAAGGTCATTCTTTACCACATACAGATCATCCCTTTGATCATAAGAACTTAATTGTATATCTTACTAATCCTGAGGGTGGTAGTACTGTTTGTGAAGGTGAGGAGTTTACAGGGAAGGAAGATGATGCTATAATATTTGAAGGCAAACATTATAACTATCCTCCCAAGAGGGGTAGAAGGATGGTAATAGTTGCAACTTTTTCTGATTATGACTAAAATTAAACCAAGTAGACAAAGACATCAAGTGAAATCAAGATGGTACTACATTTTCTGGGGAACCGCTACAGTATCGGTATTTGCTGGCCAATTATATGTTGGATCTGGATATAGACAAATGGCGAAAGCATTTAATAGAATAATAGATACTACAACTGAAATTATAGAACCCAGACCTAGAGGTATATACGAACCTTTAATTCCTCCACCAAGAGGTGATTTTAATGAGTATGATAACGGAGTAGTATATTTAGAAAGATGATCTCAGATTTTTCAAAACAAATAAAGGAAGGAACAAAGAAGTCTCACTCTATGGCTGAGAACACAAGTTTTGTTGCGTCATTTCTTAGAGGTGTTATAGATCAAAAAAACTATAGACAATTAGTTGCTAATTTTTATTTTATATACCATGAACTAGAAACTGAGGTACGAAGGTTGGAAGATGATCCTTATGTAGGCCCATTAAAACTTAGTGCCTTAGAAAGACATGATGCATTGGTTAAAGATTGTGAATTCTATTTTGGTGAGAACTGGAAAGATAACATATACCCAACAGCAGCAACTAAGCAATACATTGCTCGTATTAGAGAAGTAGCACATGAAGATCCTAAATTATTAGTTGGTCATCATTATACTCGTTATCTTGGAGATTTATCTGGAGGTCAGATTCTAAGAAACATTGCTGAGAATGCAATGAATTTAACTGATGGTGGTTTAGAATTTTATGAGTTTCCTGAGATTGAAGATAAGAAAGCATACAAACAGATGTACAGAGAAACTCTTAATAAATTACCTGTAGATCAATCTGATGTTAATGCTATTATTACTGAAGCAAACTATGCTTTCCGTTTGAATATGTACATGTTTGAAGAAATGGAAGGCGATTACTTAGTTTCTATGGTAAGATACTTATGTAGTGTTTCTAAGAAAACACCACTTGTAAAAAGTATTCTTAATATATTTGGATTATGATAATTCCTGAGGCTGATGCTGAATGGGCTGCTGATGAATTTATTGACTATTTTGGACACTTTACATCTATAGAAGATTATCTTCGTTATGTAAAGAGAGAGATTGTAACGGAAACAAATCCTTTGACTTCTTTAAAGGATGAATTTTTTAATGAGGATATCCATCCAGAAGAGATGGAATTTGATATTAAATTTATTGGTAGCAGGTTTAATCAATCACTACCACAGGATCATTATAATAATCTTTTAAAAGCAGTTTCATCACATAATAATGAAAGTAATATACCAGGTAGAGAACTTCGTTGGATGGTCTATGAGAAAAGATCTCAACAAGTATTGGGATTCATTCGTTTTGGTTCTCCTACTATTAATTCTAAACCTAGAAATATTTGGTTAGGTAATCAACCTAATCTTTCTATATTCAATCGTCATGCTGTTATGGGATTTGTTATAGTTCCATCACAACCTTTTGGATATAATTATCTTGGTGGTAAACTATTAGCACTTCTATGTGTATCTCATTTTGCTAGAGAGACATTGAATGAAGTATTCGAAAAAGATATTGGATTATTTGAAACTACATCCTTATATGGCTCTACGACCTCTGCATCGCAGTATGACGGTCTTAAACCTTATATGAGGTATAAAGGTCTAACTGAGAGTAAGTTTCTCCCTCTGCTCCATGCAGATGCCTTCCATAAACTTCATGATCATTTTACTAAATTAAATGATAATCAACCTCTTACAGATAACAAAGCATCTTCTAAGAAAATGAAACGTCAAACAAAGATGATTTCATGGATTAAGAATTCATTGAAAGAATATGGACATGATGATAAGTTATCTAAGTTTAATGATGTTATAGATATGGCTTTCGGATTGACCCAAAAGAAAAGATTTTATATCTCTGATTACGGATATGCTAACATTCGTGAAGTCCTACTTGGTGAGGAAGATAAATTAAGGAGAGGTCAGAATTGGGACAAGTTTCATTTAGAAAATATAATTTCTTGGTGGAAACGTAAAGCAACCAAAAGGTACGACAAACTAAAACAAGATGGTCGTTTCAGAGATAACGTCGAACTCTGGACTGAGGACAACAACATTCAGATTATAAGATGACTAACGAAGAAAGCGAACACATTAATGATTTATGGGAAGACATGGATCGTCTCAATGCATTATATGAAGAACTCATGTGGGATAATGATGATGTATTAGAATTTGTAGCTGACTACAAAAACGATAGAATTATTATTAAGAATAGGTCTAGAGAAAATGAGGATGAATGATAGAACCAAATTGATATATGCTTTAAATCATCTTGCTCATTTGCATGATCATATAGAGGGAAATTACTGGGAAGATTATTTAAGGGAAAATATTGAGAGTATGGAATATGTATTGGAGGCACAATTAAAAAAATATGATGCAGATTAAACCTCACTGGATAAAATCACCAGGTTGGTTACATGCAGTTGTTCCTCAATCAGTGAGAGAAGAACTGTTGTTTTCTATGCAGACTCGTGGGCAGGATGCTAGAAGTACTCTCAGAGGCCATCTTAAAGAAGAATATTCACTTCCTATAACTAAGGAAATTTCTGCGTTTACACAATTATTAGCGTACCAGTATATCCAACAATTTGGTTTACATCCAAGTATGGGAATACAAGAAGAGTTTGAGAAAAAAAATCCTGATTTTAAGTTAGGTCAACTATGGGTTAACTATCAAAGTAAGCATGATTTTAATCCAGCACATATTCATACAGGTGCATTTTCATTTGCAATCTGGGTAAAGATACCTTATGATTATAGAAAAGAACAAGAAATATATCCAAAAGTAAATGGTAATGAGACTGCATCATTTTATTTTACATATAATAGTCCTCTTGGTGGCCAAGATTCGCACCATATAAACCTTGATAGTGGGTGGGAGTGGTCTATGGTATTTTTTCCTGCCAGAATGTATCATGGAGTAAATCCATTCTATACGTCAGATGAACAACGTATATCAATTTCTGGTAACGTGTATGTTGTAGATAGATGATTCCTAAATTTGAAAAAGGATACTGTCCTAATTTATTATCTTGGAAAGAAATATCCAATCTTATTAATATAAGACCTTTAATGTCTGCATCTAGAGTAAGGGTATTTGGAGAAGGAACTGATACATGGAAAAATAATTACTGGTGTACTGATGCTAATTGTTATCCGTCTGGTTTACTGGAAAAAATTATTGATGAAAGTGGTGTTTCTTATTTCACGGACATGTCTAGAGCCACAGAAAAGATAAATGAGTTCGCTAAAAATTTAGAAGATGAATATAATCAAGAAGTAGATGCACACATCTACATGTGTCGTAATTTAAAACCAAGACATCCATTTGAAATTCATTTTGATATGAGTGATAATGTTATAGTTCAATGTGAGGGAACAACTAATTTTAAAGTCTGGGAGGCAGTTTCTAATCCCAAAGAATTGCTAAAAGAAAAGAAGGATGTTAGAATAGAAACTGATCAAAAACCAATATTGAATGTTGATATGAAACCAGGTGATGCTATTTGGATACCAAGATATTATCCTCATTTAGCAACATCACATACTAAAAGATTATCTGTTAGTTTTCCTTTCAATAGGGAGATAGATAGTACACGTCGTGAAGATCGACATTGGATTAAATATGATAAGTAAAGTTATTATTACTCCTAGTATTGATGTTTATGATAATTTCTTCACTGAAGATATTAGAAAGGAGATTTTTAATCTATTGTTAAGACCTAAGTGGGCTCCAAGTGGAGGTAACAATAATAATTGGTTTTGGCATATGGATAAACTTCATAAAGAAGAATTCTTCAGCAAATATTTGTATGATATTATCTGTAATAAACTAGGGATATCTTATAGAGTACGCAGAATATATGCTAATGGTCAATCAGCAGGCCAGTCAGGAAATCCTCATACAGATGATGGAGATTATACTTTTCTATATTATCCAAATCCAACATGGGAAATGGACTGGGGTGGTCACTTAATTTTTTCTGAAGATAACAAAGAACCTACTAAAATTGTTGGATATAAACCAAACCGTGCTATAATGTTTCCATCACATATAACACACTATGCAGATGGAACGCATAGATATTACACTGGATTTAGAGTCTCACTAGCATATAAATTTATTAAATCATGACTGAATTGAAAGATTGGTTGAACTCAATTAACCAAACAAAGAAAAATCTTATTGAGGAAGATCCCTCATTAGAGAAGAACTATGCACCCTATATTGTAAACCGTATTTACTCTGGTCATCTGGATTCAATTATGTTTGCAAATGAAATGAATCAGTATCATTTTCTACCTAAGAAGATGCAATATGATTTTTTTCTAAATACACTCAGACCTAAGAAGAGATTCTCTCCTTGGCTCCGTAAAGATGAGATTAAAGATCTTGACATGGTAAAACGTTATTATGGTTATAGTAACGAAAAGGCAAAACAAGCTCTTAAAATCCTCACAACTGAACAACTTAATTTTATAAAATCGAAATTTGAAACTGGAGGAAAACGATGAGTGTGGTGCAAGAGCCTGAAGTGAAATGGACTACCGATCAGATGGTAGAAGTTACATTAAAAGAGCCAGATGACTTTTTAAAGGTTAGAGAGACTCTAACCAGAATCGGAGTAGCATCTAGGAAAGAGAAAAAGATATATCAATCTTGTCATATTCTACACAAACAAGGGAGGTACTACCTTGTCCACTTTAAAGAGCTTTTTGCTCTTGATGGAAAACACGCTAACCTTACTTCTAATGATGTTCAGCGTCGCAACCGTATTGCTCAGCTTCTTGCTGATTGGGGATTGGTTGGTGTGGTCGATGTAGTTCGCATACAAGACATTGCACCACTGAATCAAATCAAAGTATTATCATATAAAGATAAAGGGGATTGGATATTAGAAACAAAGTATAATATCGGTGCTAAAAAGAAAAAAGAAGAAGAGGGTTGACAACCTCTTTTTTTATGCTATACTATATTTGTTGGACGCAACATGGGAGTGACTGAATAAACTTACTGGCAACCGCTGGTTAAGGTGATGAGACACAGGTGGTGCTGCTGCCGAGAGGTAGAACCGATCAACCAATCGGGTCTCAGGCAATAACGATTTTACTTCTGTAGTAATGCCCGTTATTTGTTGGTATACAGGAATCCAACCTCCCTCTTATTTTTTTCTAAGATGAATTATATTCAACCTCCAAACTTAACAGATTTAATATATTATAAAAAAAATTTCTTATCAAAAGAAGAGTGCCAGATAATAATTGATGAGTATGAAAATTCACCTAATGAACCTAGATTAGAATGTTGTCCACATGCTGTTACAGGAGTAAATACGTGGTCAACATTTTTCATGAAAAATCCAGATAGAAATGGACAAGCTTTTAAATTAATTCATAGCACTATTGAAAAAATGGTATGTGATTATCAAGATTACCTTGATACTTTTAATTCTTTTCATGTAATGAGAAGAATTTCATTAAGATATCCACATATGTATCGAATAATGAAATATGAAACTGGTGCGAAAATTCATCCTCATACTGATCATGATTTTAACATATATGGAAGTTGCACTATAAATCTAAACGACGATTATGAAGGAGGTATGTTTGCTTTTTGGAATGGGAAGCATAAAATAAAAATGGAGCTTGGTGATGTAATGATTTGGCCAGCAGATTATTTTTGGGTTCATGAAGTTGAAGAAATAAAATCTGGGACGAGATATTCCGTCAATTGTTTTATTAGAAACGTACCAGAGACATTAAGTGAAGAAGATAGATATAATGTATGGATGCCAGATAGTATACAACAATATGCTTATCGTAGTGAAAACTGACTACAATAATATGAAGAAATTTATTTTTGATGTGGACGGGACTTTAACAGAAAGTCGAAATTATATGGACATAAGTTTTATGTCTGAGTTTATTATTTTTTGCTGCAAATTTGACACCTACTTAGTTACTGGAAGTGATAGAGATAAAACAGTAGAGCAAGTAGGACTTGATGTGTATAATCGTGCGAAAAGAGTTTTTAATTGTTCTGGTGCAGACATATATGAAAAAAATTTTAATGTTTACAAATCTGATTGGAAATTACCTGATGATGTAAAAAGATTTTTACAAGATGAGTTGGATTATAGTCAATTTCCTTTAAAAACAGGAAATCATATTGAAGAGAGAGCAGGTGGTGTAAACTTTAGCATCTTAGGTAGAAACGCATTATTTGAAGAGAGAGAAATATACCAAGAATGGGATGAAATACACGATGAAAGAATCGATATTGCAGATAGAATAAAAAATCAATTTCCTGACCTTAACGTTCTGGTGGGGGGACAAACTGGATTAGATATATCAAATGATGATAAAAGTCAAATTATAAAATTTTTTAGTCCTTTTGATGAAATACATTTCTTTGGTGATATGATGGAAAAAGGACAGAATGATTATCCTTTAGCAAAAGCAGTACAGGAATGGGGTGGTTATCCACACACTGTAAAAAATTGGGAGGATACCCGAACTCAACTTAAAAAATTCGTGGTATAATTAATAGTGTACGCTTCGGGTACACAATTTACACTCGCTTATTAAAGGAGAACTATGACTTACTTACAAAAGTATCATACTGCTAATCTTCCAGAATTAATGAAGATTATTTCTAAGAATGGAATTGGTATGGACTCATACCTAGATAATTTTTTCAATTCTTATGAAACCACAACAAACTATCCACCCTACAATCTTATTCATGTAAATAATGTTGAGTCTGTGTTAGAAATTGCACTAGCAGGATTCAGTAAAAAAGAACTTAAGGTTTACACTGAATATGGAAAACTCATTGTCGAAGGAAAAAAAGAAACTAAGGAGACAGAATCCGAGTATGTCTATCAAGGACTGGCTCAACGATCTTTCAACAGAGCCTGGTCATTATCAGAAGATATTGAAGTCAGGAATGTCGAATTTAAGGATGGACTTCTTACCGTTAAGTTGGGTAAAGTAGTTCCAGAACATCATGCTAAAAAAGTATATCTTTAATGGTTAAAGGATACGATTTATTTGGAGACCACGGGAGAAATTTACCTACTCCTCACGGAAGTGGTGCAAGACCTATGTATGCTGACATGGGTAAATCTTGTAGACCAGATCCAAATCGTAAGATTACATATCCTCACGTTGTTGCTCTGTTTACTTTAGACTCACACAACACCAGTTACTTTTATAAAAGAGAGGATGGTACATACTATTGGCATCATTGTCGTAAGGATAAAGACGATGTGTATGTAGATGCTGATGAATTACAATTAAATCTTCTAGGAGACGATCCAATTCTAAGCACGGAATATATTATGAAAGCAATTTACTAGGGATCTTGACGATCCCTTTTTTTATGTTATAATTATGTAAGAAGGATAAAAAAATGTCAATTAAAATTACAGTTCTTAAAACAGGTGAGCAACTCATATCTGATATGAAAGAGTTAATGGCAGAGGGTCAGGAGCATGCACAAGCATATTTGTTAGACAATCCACATACTTATGAGATAAATGAAAAACAATTTATAACTGAAGAGGAAAAAGAAGGAGGTGATTATGGAATTGATGTTTCACTTCTTCCTTGGTTGATTTTATCTAAAGATTCGCAAATGATTATACCAGTTGATAGTGTATTAACTGTAGTAGAACCTGTTGATGCACTAACTAAATTATATCAAGATAAATTGGATTCATTCAAAATGGAGGAAACAGATGATTAAATGTGTTTTACTTAATGCTCATTGCACTTTAATTGCAGAGGTTGTAGAGGTTGATGCAGAAATAGGCGATCCTAATTGTAAATTAATTAATCCATATGTATTCAATAGTATAGAAGATATGAAACCTTGGAAGGCAGATATTACAAACCAAACAGATTTTATGATTCGTTCTGAAGATATATTGACTATACTTGATCCAACTGGTACAATAATAGACAAATATACTGAACTAACTGCGTAATGAGATTTTATACTAACGTCCAAATGGTCGGAGATAATTTCTTGGTTCGTGGATATGAAGATGGCAAACACTTTGCAACTCGTGAAAAATTTTACCCAACATTATTTGTAGATTCAAAAAGAAAGACAAAATATAAAACACTTGATGGTTTGCCTGTTGAACCAATTGAACCTGGTACAGTAAGAGATTGTCGAGAGTTTATTAAAAAATATAATGATGTAGAAAACTTTAATGTTTATGGAAATGAAAGATTTATCTATCAGTATATCTCATCAAAGTATCCAGAAACAGAATTAAAGTTTGATATTGAACAAATTAAATTAACTACGATTGATATTGAGGTTAAATCTGAACTTGGATTCCCTGATGTAGAATCTTGTGCAGAAGAAATACTTTTAATTACTTTACAAGATTATACAACAAAACAGATTCGTACATGGGGTCTTGGTGCATTTAATAATAAACAAGAGAATGTAATATACAAGTCATTCAAAACAGAGTATGAACTCCTCACTGATTTTATCAACTGGTGGATGATTGAGGATAATACACCAGAAGTTATTACTGGTTGGAACAGTAAGTTGTATGATATTCCATATCTCTGTCGTCGTATTGACAGGATACTTGGTGAAAAACTCAAAAAGAGAATGTCACCTTGGGGTCTTGTAACTGAGGAAGAAACTTTTATTGCAGGTCGTAAACATATTTCATATGATATTGGTGGAGTATCACAGTTAGACTATCTTGATTTGTATAAGAAGTTTACTTACAAAGCACAAGAATCATATCGTTTGGATTATATTGCAAGTGTTGAACTTGGACAAAAGAAACTTGACCACAGTGAGTTTGATACATTTAAAGATTTCTATACAAAAGGTTGGCAGAAGTTTGTAGAATACAATATCATTGACGTAGAATTAGTTGATCGTCTTGAGGACAAGATGAAGTTGATTGAACTTGCATTGACAATGGCATATGATGCAAAGGTCAACTATGAGGATGTATTCTATCAGGTACGTATGTGGGATACCATTATCTACAATTATTTGAAGAGAAGAAATATTGTGATACCACCAAAGAATCGTTCTAACAAAAATGATAAGTATG